AGTTCTGCAACAAATTAAACATAAAATTAAAAATAGAAATACAAAATGATTAAAGAAGAAATAAAAACTAAGATATTAAATACAATACAAAAAGTAACAGGAGTAGATATAACAACTAAAACAAGAAAGTATGAGTTTATAGAGGCTAGAATGATTTACTATAAGCTATTAAGAGATAGAGGTTATTCATTACAAGAAATAGGAGATACTTTAGATAAAAACCACGCTACAGTATTACACGGAATTAATGTGTTTAACGATATTAAAGATTACGATAAAGATTTAATGGAAAAGTACAGTGCAGCAATACAATTACTAGCAGGGGAAAAGATAAGTAAATATATTACACCTGATGAATACGCTGTAGAATTTGCATACTGGTTACTAAAAGATAGCGACCTAGTTATTATTGATGTAAAAGATTTATTAAAAGAATTTAAAAAAGAAGTAGGTTATGAATGTACTAAGCTTGTTTAATGGAATGAACACAGGTCGCCAAGCATTAGAGAATGTAGGTATCAAAGTAAATAAGTATTACTCAAGTGAAATTAAACCTTATGCAATAGAATTAACACAGCATCACTTCCCTGATACTATTCAAGTAGGAGATGTAACTAAATGGAAAGAATGGAATATAGATTGGAGTAGTATTGATTTAGTATTAAGTGGATCACCTTGCCAAGATTTAAGTGCTGCAGGTAAAAGAGCAGGAATTAACGGAAAGAAATCAAGTTTATTTTTTACATTTGTAGAAATATTAGAACATATAAAAGAATTAAACCCTAAAATATTATTTTTACAAGAAAATGTAGGTAGTGCAAGAAAAGAAGATGTAGGTATTATGAGTAGAGCTTTAGGAGTTTATCCTGTTAGAATTAATTCAAGTTTAGTAACTGCTCAATTAAGAGATAGGTACTATTGGAGCAACATAAGAACTAGAAAAGATGGAATGTTTGGAGATATTATTACTGATATACCACAGCCAAAAGATAGAGGAATAATGTTTAAAGATATTTTAACTGATGGATATGTTGAAAGATTAAAATCAAAAACTTTATTAGAATGTTCAGAAAATGCTTTTGGACACAAAGATAGATTTTCCGAAGTTGCACAAGAATATATAAAAGGTAGAGAAAAATTTGGAGCATCTTTAGTTTATATAAATAATAATGAATTAAATGGTTTAGTAAGAATGGTAAACAAAGTAGAAATGTGCCGTTTACAAGGTTTCCCTGATGATTATTGTGATATACTTTCAACAAAAAAAGCAGGTAGCTTATTAGGTGATGGATGGACTTTACCAATAATAGAACATATATTTTCATTTATAAAAAACTAAGATATGAATAAACAAAATATTTACGAAGTAATAGATATACTAAGAAAACAACCTAAGTGCTACCTTTGGGATAAACAATATAACCAATGGGAACAAGACGACTTTACTTGCTTACAAACTATAATAGATAATACTTACGATGGTAAGATAAAAACTAAGAAAAGAAAAACAATTACAATACTATCACCAGATAAAGAATTCTATACCTTTACTACATATAAAGAAGCAGCTACCTTTTTAAAAGTTAAACTACCTGTAATATCTATAGCAGTAAAGAAAGGATATAATATTAACGGACACAAAATAGTTTAAGATATGAATAAAAAACAAGAAACAATAATAATAGAAATTAGTGCTTGGTTAATAATAGCATCTATAATATGTTTAATAATATACAATACAATATGACGCCAAAAGAAAAAGCAAAAGAATTATTTGATAAATATATTGAATTAAGCGGTATTTTTGTAGGAGATTATGAAAGTGAAAAAGAAATGTGTTTAATTGCTATTGATGAAGTAAGATGGTTTCACAAAAGATTATTTTATCTTACAGAAGGTAGTTTATTTGATAAATATTTAGAAGAAGTTAAAGAAGAAATAAAAAAATTATGACAGCAAAAGAAAAACAAAAGCAATCAGATCTACAAAGAATAAAAAGAGTTATGAACTTCTACTACAATAGAGGATGTAATAAAGAATCAGTAAACGATTTATATAGAAAGATACTTGCTAATAGATTTAACAATTAGCTATTTATATTATTTTTAAATAAACAATAGTTGATTTTTATTGATATGGAAAAGATAGATAAAAGAAAGTTCAATGGTGGTAACAGCACTAAGTCAAATGGAGCTGATAAAAGAAAGAATGAATATCGTAGTGCATTAGAACAAGCTGCAACTGTAGAAGATGTAATATCAGTTATTAAAATGGTACACTCTAAAGCAGTAACTAAACAAGATATAAAAGCAGCACAATTATTCCTAGAATACTATTTAGGAAAACCAAACCAAAGTATCGATATTAATTCTAGCGAAGGGTTTAATATTGACTTTAGAAATCTATTCACATTTAATGATTCAAATAAATAACAAGTATCGAGTTATTGGTGAAGCCGATAGTAGATATTTTGTAGTTACAGGTGGTAGAGGATCTGGTAAATCTTACTCAGTGAATCTACTACTTACTATGCTTACTTACGAAGCAGGACACACAATACTATTTACAAGATATACTTTAACTTCTGCATATATTTCTATCATACCTGAATTTATAGATAAGATAGATACTTTAGGTTTAAACAACGATTTTCATATAACGAAAGAAGAAATAGTAAATCTAAGAACAGGTAGCAAGATATTATTTAAAGGAATTAAAACAAGTAGTGGAGATCAAACAGCTAACCTTAAATCTTTACAAGGTGTTACTACTTGGGTACTAGATGAAGCAGAAGAACTTGTTGATGAAGATACTTTCGATAAGATAGATTTGTCTATTAGAAGTAAAGAGAAACAGAATAGAGTTATCTTAATACTTAACCCTACTACAAAAGAGCATTGGATATATAAACGTTTCTTTGAAAGTAAAGGAGTCCAGGAAGGTAGCAATACAACTAAACAAGATACTACTTACATACACACAACTTACTTAGATAATTTAGATAATCTTTCGGAATCTTTTATAACTCAAATAGAAGATATAAAGAAACGTAGACCTGAAAAGTTTAAACATCAAATAGAGGGTGGCTGGTTACAAAAAGCAGATGGTGTTATCTTTAATAATTGGAGTATTGGTAAGTACGAACACGTAGGCACAACTATATACGGACAAGATTTTGGTTTCAGTAATGATCCAACAACTTTAATAGAATGCAATATAGACGTTTCTAATAAACGAATTTATATTAATGAATGCTTTTACTTACCTAACCTTACAACTTCGCAGATATTCAATTTAAATAAGCAATACGTTAACGATGGGCTTATAATAGCAGATAGTGCAGAACCAAGATTAATAACTGAGTTAGCACAATCAGGTTTAAATATCACACCTGCAATTAAAGGACCAGGATCTGTTACTTATGGAATTAGTTTACTGCAAGATTATGATTTAATAATAACAGCTGAATCAGTTAACTTAATTAAAGAGTTAAACAATTACGTTTGGTTAGAAAAGAAATCTAATACTCCTATAGACAATCATAATCACTTATTAGATGCTTTAAGATATGCTGTAAGCTATCAATTAGAAAATAAACACAAAGGTAACTATTACGTTTACTAATGACTTACGGCGAAATAATAGCAGTTATACAATGCTACATACATCACAGCACAGGAAAAGAAGTACAGATTAATTTACCTAGAACTGTAGGTGAGATTAAGAAGATGAAAGCTATGTATGAAGTAGCTAGCCAAATGTTAAAGTTTTCTTAAAAAAATGTTAAAGTTTTTTTTGGTATTAAAAAGCGTTATATATTTGCTCTATCAAAATAAAACAATAACAATTTAAAATTATGGCTTACATTAAATCAGAACAAGTTAAAGAAATGAGAAATAAAATTAAAGAAATGTACCCAGCAAAACAAGGTTGGAAATTTTCAATAACAAGAGAACATTATAGCATCGTAAGATGCGAAATTTTATCTGCTCCAATTGAATTAAGGTTAGATAATTCAAGAACTAACGAAAGCGTAAATGATTTTTATATAGAAAGTCGTTATGATGGTAAAAATAATATTGCAACTGAAATATTAAAAAATATAAATAATATATTAAATTTTAATAATTTTGATAATAGCGATGTTATGACAGATTATTTTAATGTTGGGCATTATGTAAACATTTCTATAGGTGCTTGGGATAAACCTTTTGAATTAAAAGCTTAATTAAAATAAGTGGAGCAGCATACTATAAACTGCATTTTAAATAACAAAATAAAACAATAATAATTTAAAATACCATTGTTAAATGAAAAATAATAAAATAAGATATATAAACAATGCAATTTGGTATTGGGAAGAAAAATTAAAAGGAACAATATTTTGGTGGGAAGAAAAACAATATTCAGAAAAATTTATAAAAGAACAAATAATATTTTTTAAACAAAAACTTAAACAACTATGAAATACTTTTTACAGAACAAAAGACCACAGCTTACATTTGCTTATTTAGTTTTAATCTATGTAATAATTCAAATAGCTAGAATATGATAGATCCTACAGAAACTTGGACAGGTGAATGGGAGTATAGCAACGAAAGAAACTTCTGGCACAATCAGGACTTTGAAAGTGATGAAGCTAAGATATACGTTAAAGAACTAGAAGCTAAAATAAGCAGCACTAGAAAAGAATTAACTAAGCTTAGAGATTATTTTAAAACAACCGATCAAATACTATTAACAAATGAAATTGAAGGAATACTTAAAGGACTACGATAAAAGAATGGAAGCTTTTAAATGGTGCATAGAAAATGGTATTACAATATACCCTATATGCTTACAAGATTTTTATATGGAAGGTAAAAGAAAGATTAACAAAGTAAAGATAGAAATAAATATAAACGGAAGTAAGATACAAGGTAAACAAATATATAAACAAGACCAAGAGTTAAACGATAAAATAAGTGAACTATATTTACATTATAGAGAAAGAGTTTCATAATTAGTTAGATTAAATTTTGTTTGGTTAGGGTAGTCAGAAATGGCTACCTTTTTTATTTATAAGCACTTTATACAAATAGCTTAATTAATTATTTTTAAAATAAAATATGCAGGTTAAAATAACTATACCTACTTCTTTAAACGAAATTACCTTAGAGCAATATCAAAGGTTTGTGTCTATTATGGAGAACAACCCAGAAAGTAATTTTGTGCAACAGAAAATGATAGAGATATTTTGTAATGTACCTTTAAAGTTAGTTGACTTAATGCCTTTAAAAGACGTTAACGAAATTATAGAAACTTTAGATAAAATGTTTAGCGTAGATTACAAACTTAAACCTATCTTTAAACTGGGTGATACTAACTTCGGTTTTATTCCTAACTTAGATGATATTACTTTAGGTGAGTTTAGCGATTTAGATAACTACTTTGGTAAGTGGGATAAAATGCACAATGCAATGGCTGTACTATACAGACCAATAACAGATAAAAGTGGTGATAAGTATTTAATACAAGATTACAACGGAAGTATTACTTACTGTGATGTAATGAAGCAAATGCCTTTAGATGTAGTTTTAGGTGCTATGGTTTTTTTTTACAATTTAAGCAACGAATTATTGATTTCTTCCCTGAATTATTTGGAGATGAATCCTCAGGTACAAGCTATGATAGACAGGCACAATTCGGATCTAAATGGGGATGGTATAGCTCTTTCTATGCTCTCGCTAAAGGAGATGCTGGAAGATTTGATGAAGTATCGAAACTTCGGCTTACAGCTGCACTTACATTCCTAACATTTGAAAAAGAAAAACAAGAAATAGAATCACAAATGCTAAAAAAATATGATATATAATTTAATACAAACAATTAAGGATGCTTTATTAGCAGAACCTTTTTGTAACACAGTAACCGAAGGAGATATATTCGAAGTTGATTTAAACAAACGAACTATATTCCCTTTAACGCACATAATGATTAATTCATCTACGCATCAAGGTAATGTTATTTCTTTTAATGTTACTATGCTTTGTATGGATGTTATTAATCAAAAAGAAAACGATAATAAAGTAGATATTTGGAATACACAACATTTATTAGCTACAAGGGTTTTAGATTTACTTAATAGAGGAGATTTAAGAGATGGCAACTATGAGTTATCAGGCAATCCAAGTTATGAACCATTTACTGAAAGATTTGAAAACGATCTAGCAGGATGGGCAGTTACATTTGATATAATAGTTTCAAATGAAATGACTATATGTTAAGCCAAAAAGAAACATATAAGTATTTAAACAACTTTGCTAAGTATGTAATACAACAATCTAGAAGCAATTTAACTAGATTAGGTAAGAATGTAGATAAAAAACTTTATGATAGTTTAGGAAGCGAAGTAGAAGTAGGGGCAAATAGTTTTAGGTTAGCTTTTACAATGGAAGATTACGGGGTATTTCAGGATAAAGGAGTTAGTGGTACTGAAAAGAAATATAACACTCCATTTAGTTATAAATCTAAAATGCCACCTGCAAAACCAATCACTGATTGGGTAACTAGAAAAGGGTTTCAGTTTAGAAAACCAGATGGAAAGTTTATGAGCTATAAGCAAACTAGTTATTTAGTTAGAAGTGCTATTTTTAAGAATGGTATTAAACCAAGTTTGTTTTTTACTAAACCATTTGAAGCAGCATTTAAAAACCTACCAGGCGAATTAATAGAGAAGTTTGGTTTGGATGTAGAAAATTTAATGAATGATACACTAAAAGATTAAGATAAAATGAAAGTATTTAATTGTAGAAGCCCTTATATTATACAAGCAGGGAATTTTGTTGCAACAGCAAGTAAGATAGAATTAACTATTTGGCGAGTAGGATATATTGAACCTACTGTAGTAACTAAAACTTTAGAGAAGTTGCCTTATAGTAACACACAATATTATAACTACTATAACATAAGCCCTTTTGTTTACGATGCTATTAGTACTTTTGACGATCAATCTAGTGCTTGTAATGTGCATTATGTTACTTATTATAACAATGGCACTACTTGGGTAGAAGAACTTAACGATTATTTAGTAGGAGTTAATGGGTATAATGCTTATGATGTTTACAATTATACAAATGATACTTTTTGTGCTGTATTAAGCAACTGGGGCAATACATTTAACGCTTCAGGTATTGATTTTAATTATTATTATAATGCAAATACAATTCCTACTATTGATTTTATTGTGGATTTTCCTTTAGAAGTTTTAGATGTTGTTGTAACCTATACTTCAACTGTACTTGTAGATGGTGATTATGAAACAGATATTCAAACAATAACTTATGAAAATGGTGATTACGATAGAGTAGAAAAATTTAGAATTCCTATGGTAGTTGCACCAATAATAAGTGGTGAATTAATTAAAACAGTATTTACAATAGATGAAATAAGTCCTACGCTTCCAAGAAGTGAAGTTTACGAATGTACCTTATACCCTAACTGCGAAATAAAATACAATCCGTTTACTTTAGATTTTATAAATAGATTAGGTGGTAAACAACAAATAACTTTATTTAAGAATAGCACACAAAGTATAAATGTAAAAGGTTCGGAATACAATACTAATACTTTCAATGGTAAATGGGTTACTCCATACGACCAAGATAACGGACAAAAAAGAATATTTAATAAAAACGGAAATAAAACTATTAAGTGTAATACTGGTTGGATAAAAGAAATTGAAAATATAAACATACAGGATATATATTTATCTGAAAACCTTTTCTTAAAATCAGCAGATGGAGAAATAGAAGCAGCAGTAGTTTTAAAAAATAGTTCACAACAATTTAAAACGCATTTAAACGACAAAGTAATTAACTACGAATTGGAGTTTGAAGTTGCAAGTTCATTAATAAATAATGTAGTATAATGGTAAACGTAGAAGTATATATAAAGGTTAGTGAATATACAAATACATCAGCACCATTAGTAGATAGTTTTGAAACTAGAGTTTTAGCAGATGGTGGTACTTTTGAAGCTGGTGTTTGTTTATTAAATAGAGTTGAAGAATTAGGTGGTATTTTCGGTTATACTGATGTTTATAATAGGTTAGATTTATTTAAAGATGAAAAGATTAGTTTAACTTCTTCTATTCAAAATGTAAACGATTTAAGCAAGGTATTTACTGACTATACACAAAGTTTTACTGTACCTGCATCTAAAACTAACAATCGTATTTTTAACTATTGGAATGAGAGTGCTGTTAATGATGGCTTCGATCAGCGTATTAGATACGATGCTATTATAGAAGTAAACACAATACCATTTAAAAAAGGTCAAATACAAATAGAAAAAGCAAACGAAAAAAATAATAGAGTTGAAAGCTTTTCAGTTACTTTTTATGGTAAGGTAAAACAAATTAAAGATTTATTTAAAGAAGATAAATTAGATATTTTAGATTATAGTAGTTTAAACCATCCCTATACTTTTGATGAAATTAGAAAAAGAATTGATGGCACTATAGTAGATGATGTTAGTTATCCTTTAGTTGGTAATGAAAATAAATATGAATATTTAACAGGCGGAACAAATGATGTTTCTGTAGGTGGTAGTTTAGCTAAATCTATAGTTTATACTGATTTATTCCCTGCTATTCCTGTAAGTAAAATATTTGATTTTATACAAGATTACTATAGTGATTTATACGATATTAATTTAACTTTTACAAGTACATTATTTGATACTTCATATTGGAAAGATTTATATTTATATTGTAAAAATGTAGAACTACAAGAAGTATACACAGCACCTGTTAAAATTAATTTTACATCTACTACAGGTACTATGAATATTAATTTAAACTTAACTACTGATGAATATACATTTACAGCATTTCAGTCAAATGGAACTACACCTACAGTAGTACAAGCATTAAATTTATTTATAGATCCTACAGATGATACTATTCCTTATAGATTAAAAGTAAAAAGAAGTAATGGAACTCTAGTAAATGTTTATAATAACTTAGTTGGTAATACTACAACTCAATTATTTAACGATACTTCACCTTATCCTACTGATAGTTGGTATTTTGAAATTGAAAGTTTACAACCTTTAACTTTTACTACTAATCTTTTTCACACTAAATTCCCAGCAGCAGGAAGTGGGTTATCTCAAACTGGATCAGGGGTAAGTCCATCACAATCTACTACATCAACTATAAATATTGGTGATTTTATACCTGATTTAAAGATAGCAGATTTTTTTAATGGTATTATTAAACTATTTAATTTAACAATAACTGCTACAGGTGAAAATGAATTTAATTTAGAGCCATTAGAATTTTATTATGCTTATGGTAATTATATAAACATTAATAGTTATGTAATTAACGATAGTGTAGATTTAGAAAGAACTAAATTATTTAAAAAGCTATCTTTTAGTCACGAAAAATCAGATAACATATTAAACAACTTTTTTAGAAATACATTCCAAAGAAAATATGACTATGGTGATTTAATTTATGAAGATGATTTAAGTAATGAAAGTACTACTTATGAAATAAAATCTCCTTTTGAGGATGTTATGTGGGAGCGTTCAACAATAGGTAACTTTCAAACTACTTCTTTAATTGACAAAGATTTAAAACCATATAAGCCGAAACCTATTTTAATGTATAAAAATAATTTACAAAGTTTAGGCACTAGTATTAAAATGTATACAGGTTCATCTTACTATAATTTGAGTACATATCAAAGATTTTCAAATGAGTTGTTTTTAAATAATAATATAGCAAGTTTAAACTTTGGTGAAGAAATATCTACTTGGCAAACATCATTACTTGCTTCTGATTCTTTATTTAAATTATGGTATCAAAATTATATTAGTGGTTTATATGATATTCGTTGTAGAGTAGTTAAATTAAAAGCTATTATGCCTATTACTGAATTATCTAATATTAAATTAAACGATAAAATAGTTTATAAGGATAAAAAGTATATTATAAACCAATTTACAACTGATTTAACTACAGGTGAAGTTGACTTTGAATTGATATCTGATTTTAGAGAAGTATCTAATTCTGTAGGTGGTAGATTTGCTATAAAAGATTTATTTACTATAGATAATACAGCACAAGATTTAGAAGTTACTATTTTAAAATTAAATAGTGAAGAATACGATGTAGAATATAACCCTACAGCGTTTGCTGCTAGAGGTAATACTGCCGATGGAACTTTTATAGTACCTATTGATTCTAATACTACAGGTGATGATGTATATAAAGAAATAGAAATTACATATCATAACCCAGATACAAAACAATATATAACTATTATACAATATGCTTAAAAATATAATTCAATTATTGCAACTGCAAGACCATTATGGAGTTAGCGAAAATATAGAAATTGCAAAAGGTAAAAACGAATTACCTAGTACATTCAAACAAGGATATAGACAAATCAAAAGAAAATTAAAATGGCAATCGAAAAACAAATAAATCTAAATGTAGATAGTAATATAGAACCTACTATTGCAAATCTTAGATCGCTTAAAAAGCAATTAAAAGAAACTGCAGCAGGTAGTGCTGAATTTAATAAATTATCTCAACAAATTAGAGATTTAGACGATAGCATTAAAGACGCTAGTAAAACGTCTGATGATTGGGCAGGATATTTGGAAAATGCTTCTGGTCCATTAGGAATGTTAGGTAAAGGAATTAGAAGTACCGAACAAACATTTTCTTCTTTTAATGGTGCTTTAAAAGCTTCTGTTATTGGAATTATAGTAGCAGCTATTAGTGGTATGGCTGCTGCTTTTTCACAGAACGATAATGCTATGAAGAAATTAAAACCTTTAATGGAAGGTTTTGAAAAGATACTAGGTGGAATATTTAGAGCATTAGAACCATTGTTAGATTCTTTTATGGAATTAGCAATGCAAGCTTTACCATATATTACACAAGGTATTGGTTTGTTTTATTCTGGGCTTGTTGGTTTATTTACTTATGTAAAAGAAGCTGGTGGTGGTTATATTAAAATGATGAAAGGTATTGTTACCTTAGATTTTGATGCAGCTAAAGAAGGGTTTAACCAAATGAAAGATAGTTTTTCTAAAGCTGTAAAAAGTGGAGAAGATGCTTATAAAAGATTTGATAAAGGAAGTAAAGAACAAACTAAATCTGAAAAAGAAGAACTTGCTAAGCGTAGAGAAGAACAACAAAAACACAATGAAGAATTAGCTAAAAAACAAGAAGAAGCTAATAGAAAGAAAAAAGAAGCAGCAGAAAAAGCTAGAGAAGAAGAAAAGAGAAAAAGAGAAGAACAATTAAAAGAAGAAAAAGAATTTTTAGCTTTATTAACTAATGCAAGGTTAGAAAATGTAGCAGAGGAAGCAAGAAAAAAATACGATGCATCTACTGAACAAATGAATAGTTTACAAGCTATTGTTGAGGTTGGAGATGCTATAGAAGAAGAATACTTAAATAAGAAAAAAGCAAGAACTGCTAGTGAATTAGAAATTGATAGATTAAAATATGAGGGGCAAACAGCTTTAGCTAAAAAAACATCTGAAATGTTAGGTGCATTTTCTGATTTATTAGGTAAAGAAACTGCAGAGGGGAAAGCTTTAGCAATAGCACAAGCCACTATTAACGCTTATTTAGGTATTTCTGAGGTTTGGAAAGCAAAAAATGTTTACCCAGAACCTTACGGAACTGCAACTAAAATAGCATCAACTGTTGTTATAGCTGCCTCTGCATTTAAAACTGTTAAAGATATTGCTGCTGTCAATGTACCTGGTGGAGCTGGTGGTGGTTCTGCTCCTAGTGGAGGTGGTGCTGGTGGTGGTACTGCACCTGCTGCTCCAAGTTTTAATGTAGTTGGTACTGGTGGTACAAATCAAATAGCACAAGTAATGAGTGATCAAGGCGCTGCACCTGTACAAGCTTATGTAGTTGCTAGTAATGTAACATCTGCACAAAGTTTAAATAGAAACATAGTAAACAACGCTACATTAGGATAAATAACAATTTAATATAATATTAATTTTTAAATAAAAAGTAAATGAACTTAATAGAATTAATTATAGACGATAATGAAGAATTGCAAGGTGTAGAAGCTATTAGCGTAGTAGAATCACCTGCAATAGAATCGGACTTTGTAGCTTTAAAAGCAGAAGAAGTTAAACTTGCTGAGGTATCTAAAGAAAAGCGTATATTAATGGGTGCTGTATTAATACCAGAAAAACCTATTTATAGAAAGAGTGGAGATACTGAATATTACATTTACTTTTCAAAAGACACAGTAGTAAAAGCATCACAATTATTTTTAAAGAAAGGTAACCAATCTAATAGTACTTTAGAACACCAAAAAGCTATTGAAGGATTAACTGTAGTTGAAAGTTGGATAGTAGAAGATCTAACTAAAGATAAATCTGCTTTATACAATTTAAGTGTGCCTGTAGGTACTTGGATGGCTTCTATTAAAGTAGATAATGATGAAATTTGGAATGACTTTGTAAAAACAGGTAAGGTTAAAGGGTTTTCACTTGAAGGATATTTTGCAGACAAATTAGAATCTAAAAAAGAATTAAGCAAAGAACTAACAGAAGAAGAAACTTTAATAGAGCAAATTAAAGAAGTATTAAGAAACAATTAAAATAAATAATATGAGCAAAAAAACAAAAAGTAAAACAAGCCCTGAGGGTGGAAGAAAAGGTTGTCTATGTGATGACGGAACTTATAAAGCAGAATGCTGTAATGGTGATTTATTAAATCAAGGTGTAGGTACATTAGTTAGTCAAGGTGTTAGTGAAGTAACTAATACTAACCAAGCTAGAGTAATTGTAAACACTAGAGGTTAAAAATATAACAAATAAATAATTATTAATTTTTAAAACAAAAACAATGCGTAACGAATTAAATAATGTAACTAGCAAATTGTTTAAAACTGATTTGGCACAGCATAAAGTTGATTTAGGTTTAATTGATGAAATATCAAAAGAATTAGAAACAGCTTTTTCTTCTCAAGATGTAGAAACTGAAATTAATAATGCAGTAATGAAATTACAAAAATCATTACCTTTTTATAAATCAGTAGTAACTAAATGTGACGAAGCATTACTTAAAATTAAAGATTTAGGAATAACTGGTGGTGTGGATAAAAGAGTAATTGAGCAAAAATCAGAAGCTACATCTATGATTAAATCAATAGAAAATAGAATATCAGGTTTATCTAAATTAAGAAAATAAAGTATTTAACTAAATTAAATATAAATATGTCAAATGTAATTAATCAAATCAAAACCATTTTGGGAATGGAAGTAAAACTTGCCCAAATGAAATTAGATAACGGAACGGTTTTAGAAGCTGAAGCTTTTGAAGCTGGTATGCCTGTTTTTATCGTTAACGAAGAAGATCGTATCGCTTTACCAGTTGGAGAGTACAAACTAGAAGATGGTATGATGCTTATCGTTGTTGAAGAAGGTATTATCGCTGAAGTTAAAGAAGCAGAAATGCCTGAAGCTGAAGTAGAGGTAGAAGAACCTGAAGTAGAAGTAGAAGTTGAACAAGAAATGTCAGAAACTGCTACTCCTAAAAAAGTTATCGAATCTACAATTAGAGAATCACACTTTTCGAAAGAAGAAGTAGACGCTTTAAAAGCAGAAATTGAAGCTTTAAAAGAAGAAATTAAATCTTTAAAAGAAGTAAAAGAAGAAGAAGGTGTAGAATTATCTGCACAACCTTTAGTACACAACCCAGAAGCAACTTCTGAGGTTAAATTAAATCTATACTCACAAAGCAGAACTAGAAATACTTTTGATACTGTATTGAGTAAAATTGCAAACATTAATAATAACTAAAATTAAACACTAAAAAAATGGCTACTACAACGTCAATTACAACTACTTATGCTGGTGAATTTGCAGGTAAATATATCTCTGCTGCATTATTATCAGCTTCTACTATCGAAAATGGTGGTATCGAAGTAAAACCAAACGTTAAATACAAAGAAGTAATTAAAAAACTTGCTACTGATGCAATCGTTAAAGATGCAACTTGTGATTTTGATGCTACTTCTACTGTAACTTTAACTGAAAGAATTTTACAACCAGAAGAGTTTCAAGTAAACTTACAACTTTGTAAAAAAGATTTCAAATCTGATTGGGAAGCAGTACAAATGGGATATTCTGCATTTGACTCTATGCCACCAAGCTTTGCTGATTACATTTTATCTCACGTAGCTGCTAAAGTTGCTGAGAAAACAGAACAAAACATTTGGAGAGGTGTTAACGCTAACGCTGGAGAATTTGCAGGTTTCGCTACTTTGTTAGCTGCTGATGCTGCTTTACCTACTGCACAAGAAGTTGCTGGTACTACAGTTACTGCTGCAAACGTAATCACTGAATTAGGAAAAATCGTTGATGCACTTCCTGCTGCACTTTACGGGAAAGAAGATTTACATATCTATGTATCTCAAAATATTGCTAAAGCTTATGTAAGAGCATTAGGTGGTTTTGGATCTTCTGGTTTAGGTGCTAATGGTACTAACTCTATGGGTACTCAATGGTGGAACAATGGAAGTTTAACTTTCGATGGAATTAAAATATTCGTTTGTAACGGTATGTCAAACAACGTAGCTATAGCTGCTGAAAAATCTAACTTATATTTTGGTACAGGTTTATTAAATGACC